CGAAACTGGAAGGCATTCTCGCACGCGCACAGACAAAGCTCTGTGCGTATGCGGGTGTCGAATCGCTCGACTTTGCGGACGGAACGGAGGAACAGCAGCTTCTGCTTGATCTGTGCCGGTATGTGTGGTTCAACGTGTCTGAGGATTTCGAGACAAACTATATGCACGATCTGCTGATGCTGCGTGCAAAATACAAGGTGGAGGCGATGCCGGATGAGGAAGAAGAAAGCGGCACCGGCTGACATTGAAGATGCACGCATCGTTTTCGACAAGCCGATTGACCTGCAAAAGCAGGATGACGAAACGGAGCTGTGGGAAACCGTGCAGCACCTTCATGCATCCGTCAACAAGGCAGGCGGTACAGAAAACTTTGCAGCCCGTGCAGACCAGTTTCATGCACGGCTGCAATTCAAAGTGCAGTACTATCCGGGGCTTGAAGCTGTCCGCAGTGAGCCGACACTATACCGCATTTTATACAATGGGGAGCTGTACCAGATCATTGACTACGATGACTACATGGAACAGCACCGCATTGTCAAGATTGTGGGTGAGCGATATGACTGATCTATCTGCACAGCTTTCCGATCTGCTTGCCGTGTACAAGTCAGATATCGACGATTCGATCGGTGATCTGATCGAGGACGCGGCAAAGGAGCTTGTTGCCGAGACAAAACGCACCGCGCCCTATGCGCATCACGGTGAAAATGCAAAGCGCAGGCGGCATTATCGTAATGCAATCACGTACACACGCGCAGACACCGGCAGAGGTACACCGCGCTGTATATGGCACGTAAAGAGTGCGGATTACCGTCTGACGCATCTGCTTGTTCATGGGCACCAAGCCCGTGACGGCAGCCGTGTCAACGGCGATCCGTTCCTGCAAAATGCGTGTGACAAGGTATTCCCAGAGCTTGAAAAAAAGATTGAGGAGGCGATCAAGCAGTGATAAAAGAGCTGTTGCAAAGTACCGGCATTGCATTCCGGCACGTTCGCTTCCTCAAACCGCCGCAGGGCACCTATGCTGTGTGGCTGGACAACATGGAAACGGATGGCGGAGACAATCAGAAATCCGGCATTTTTGAACATAACTATACCGTTGAAATCTATGAACCAACGCCGGATGATTCGGCGGAGCAGGCGATGGAAACGGCACTGGATGCCGCCGGAATCCAGTACATGAAGCAGGACAGATATTGGCTGCAAGACGAGCAGCGGTATCAGACTGTTTACGACTTTATTATTACGAATAAGGAGCGTGAATCATAATGGCAAAGCGTACAAATAAAGATATCATTCTCGGAAGCGGTAAGGTGTATTTGCGCGAGTATAACGGCACAATGCCTGCTATTGACGTGATCTGCGCTGACCAGTATCTGCTGGGCTATATCAAAGGCGGCGCTACACTGACATACAGCGAAACTAGCTACGAAGAGAAAGACGATCTCGGCTATGTCCGCAAGATCATCACAACGGACGAAGAAGCAAAGCTGAAGCTCGGCCTGATTACATGGAACGGTAAAACATTGCAGAACCTTGTCGACCGCTGCGGCGTGACGGAGGCTGACGGCATCCGCACAACCAAAATCGGCGGCGCTGGCAATGTTCAGAACAAGAATTATGTCGTGTGCTTCCATCATGAAGATCAGGTGGACGGCGACATCTGGATCATGATTGAGGGCCGCAACACCGCCGGACTGTCTCTTGCATGGTCTACAGGCGCAGGTACGATCGCAGAGCCGGAGTTTACCGCGCTGCCGCACGATAGTGACGGCACTCTGATTGAATACATCGAGCAGATTACCGATATCACACCGACGCTGACGATGGTGCCGACAACCAAGGCTATGACAGTCGGTGATGAAGATGATATTTCCGTAACGATCGCGCCTGCATCCGTTGCCGCACTGGTAGATAATAAGGTGCACTGGGGCGCATCCGCAGCGACGGAAGGCACTGTGATTCTTGGTGGCAGCCACACAACGGAATGCCACGTAAAGGCTGTGTCTGCATCTATTACCACAGTCACCGCGTCTATTGTGTACGCAGGCCGTACATATAGCGCAAGTTGCGTAATTGATATCTCAAACAGTTCAAACAACTCAAACACCTGATAGTGTAGGAGCGTGAAAAAAGAATGATGGAGCTTGACTTTCGTGCAATCCAGCAGCCAACGCTGAAACTCACATTTGAAAACGGCGATGTGATTCACATGCTGCCGCCGACGCAGGGAATGCTTGCGCGGTTGCAGGCAATGCAGGCGGAGGCTGACGAGCTGCGAAATCTGCCGGACAAACAGGCACTGCATAAGGTGTATGATCTGTTTGCGGAACTGATGAGCAACAACGAGGAAGGCGTCACACTGACGGGGAAAGACCTGAACGTGAAATATCACTTGAAAACGCATCATCTGACAGCATTCCGCAATAAATTTATCGAATTCGTGCAAGGTATTTCGTCGGCAAAAAACTGAAGCTGCCCTACTATCCGACACCCGAAGAGGATGGTGGGCACAAATATGAGCGTATCACGGCATGGGAAAAGCTGGTCGCGGATTATCTTCGCATTCCGCTCCCTGCCGTGTACGATCTGCCGCTTGTCGAGTTTCTGACATACAGGCGAGATGCATTTATAGCATTACTCAGCAAGTCGGAATCAGGGCGCGAGTATCTCAACAATGCATGGCGCTGCGAGCAGACAAAGCCGGAACGGTCAAAACTGCGCAAAAAGTTCGGAGGTGAGAAGAGTGGCGAATAAAACGATCAAGGGGCTGACAATCGAAATCGGCGGCGATACCACGCAGCTCGGCAAAGCAATTGATGACGCGGACAAAAAGTCGAAAGACCTATCAACCGAACTGAGCCAGATCAACAAGCTGTTGAAGTTTGATGATGCCAACCCTGAACTGCTTGCGCAAAAACAGAAGGTGCTTTCTGATCAGATCGCCAACACCGGCGAAAAGCTGCAAATGCTGAAATCTGCGCAGGAGCAGGTGAACGACGCATTTCAGCGCGGTGAAGTGTCCGCAGAGCAGGTGCGTGCCGTTGAGCGTGAAGTGATCGGCGCAGAAAATGCGTTGAAACGCTATCAGAGTGCAGCGGATGAAACGACGCAGAAGATCAATGAGATCGGGCAAAGCACGGAATCCGCTGCAAATGCCAGCAAAACGCTGAGCGAGACTGTCAAAGAACAGGAAAAAGAACTATCCGCACTGAAAGCGCAGTATGCGGATGTTGTGGCTGCGGAGGGCAAGGATTCCGACGCAGCAAAGGCACTGGGCGCACAGATCACAACGCTTTCCGGTGATTTGGCAAGCAATAAAACCGCGCTGAATAATGCAAAATCTGCTGCGGATGAGTTTGACGCTACGATGAAAAAAGCGGAGAATGAAACAGGCAAGCTAGATAATGCGGTGCAGGATAGCTCGAAAACGCTGAGGCAAACGATTTCCGAACAGCGGAGCGATCTTGAAAAGCTGAAAGATCAGTATGCGGAAACCGTCGCAGCAAAGGGCAAGGACGCAGAGGAATCAAAGCAGCTTGCTGCACAAATTACAACGCTTTCCGGCGACCTGCGCACGAACGAACAGCGCATGAGTGAAGCTGAAAACGCTGCGGATGATCTCGACCAAACTGTTGAAAATCTCGGGAATGACGAGAAGGAAACAGACAAGGACAGCAAGACACTCGGCGAAACGCTGAAAGATGCTTTGACTGCCGGCGCAAAAGCTGCCTGTGATGCGCTCAAATCGCTTGCCGATATCGCTGCATCTGCAATTTCTGCCGCGATTGATGCGGCAAAATCGCTTGCGTCGTACTCTATCGAAGTCGGCAAAAATTTCGAGAGCAGCATGGCAAAGGTTGCAGCTGTATCAGGCGCAACAGGCGAGGAGCTTGACAAGCTGACGGAAAAAGCAAAAGAGATGGGCGCAACGACGCAATTTTCTGCATCTGAAGCTGCCGATGCTATGAATTACATGGCTATGGCAGGCTGGAAAACAGAAGATATGCTCGGTGGTATCAGCGGTATTATGGACTTGGCTGCTGCTTCCGGCGCCGATCTTGCAACAACTTCTGACATTGTGACGGATGCGCTCACAGGTATGGGATACGGCGCAGAGGATGCCGGGCACCTTGCTGATGTGATGGCTGCGGCTGCATCAAATGCAAACACGAACGTTGAGATGATGGGCGCGACATTTAAGTATGCAGCACCGATTGTCGGTTCGTTGGGATACAGCATGGAAGATACAGCCATAGCGACCGGACTGATGGCAAATGCAGGTATCAAGGCGGAGCAGGCAGGCACATCTTTGCGCAGTATCCTTACACGTTTATCAACGGACGCAGGCGCAAGCAGCAAATCCCTCGGCGCTCTGGGCACGCTTACTCAGGAATTGGGCGTTGAATTTTATAACACAGACGGCACAACACGTGAGCTGAATGACGTGCTGAAAGATGCACGAGCAGCGTGGGGCGATCTGAGCGCGGAGCAGCAAACAAGCTATGCGAAAATAATTGCAGGCCAAAATGCTATGTCCGGTTGGCTTGCAATCATGAATGCCGCCGACGCGGATGTTGAAAAGCTGTCAAGCGCTATCCGATCATCCGGCTATGATATTGATGCAGTAAATCAATCGCTCAAAAAGTCTGGCATTGACTGGAAAAAATACAGTGATAAAGTATGGCTTGCAGATGGTGCTATTGAAGGGCTTGCGGACGAAATTATTTACAACGTGAATGAAATCGGCACAAGCACCGAAGATTTGCGAGAATATCTTGAATCTGAATATGATTTGAACACGGACGACGCAATCAAGGCAATTGAAGCTGTAACGGAAGCGATGGAATCGTCAGAAGGCGCAGCAAAGCGCATGGCAAGCCAGATGAACGACACGCTTGAAGGCGATATAAAATCGCTTGGCTCAAAAGCCGAGGCGCTTGGAATCACATTTTACGAAAGCATGAACGCTCCGCTGCGTGATCTGGTACAGCTCGGCGGCTCGTTTATCACGAAGATCACAGACGGGATAAAAAGCGGCGGCATTGAAGGCGCTGCTGCTGCGCTCGGTGATGTGATCGGGCAGGCGCTTTCAAAGCTGAATACATACCTGCCGAGTTTTGCGAAAGTCGCCGCAAATATCGTAAAATCCCTTGCCAAAAGCCTGAAAGATAGCCTCCCGGCTGTGCTTGCTGCGATCAAAGAGGCAATCCCAGTTGTGATAGAATCGCTGAAAGAATCAATCCCTGCTATCATGGAACTGGGCGGCGGCATCCTCATGGCTTTGGTGGATGGTGTTCTGGATAACATCGATCAGATCATAGATTTGGCAGTGACAGTCATCAAGGATTTGGTTGACGGCCTCATCGCAAATTTGCCGAAGATCGTGGATGCCGGAATCACCTTGATTGCAAAATTGGCTGATGCTCTGATAGATAACATTGATATGATCGTGAAAGCGGCGGTGGATATAATCATAACCCTCGCAGAATCGTTGCTTTCAGCAAAGAACATATCAAAGATTATTCAAGCCGCCATTGATCTTATCATGGCTCTTGCCAATGCCTTGACAAATCCGGATACGCTAAAACAGATAATTGAAGCTGTCCCGAAGGTTATCAGCTCTTTGGTGGATGCTCTTATCGAGAACGCGCCGAAGCTTCTGGATGCGGCGGTTGAACTGATCACAACGCTGTGCAGCAACCTTCTTACGCTTGAAAACTTGGAAAAGCTTCTGCAAGCTGGTAAGGATATCCTTGATAAGATTTGGGAAGGCTGCAAGCAAATCTTTCAAGACCTGTTAAACTGGTTTGCAAAAATTGGTGAGGAGATCGGCTATAAACTCGCAGACGTGATTGAAGAAGCGAAACAATGGGGCAAAGACTTAATTCAGAATTTTATTGACGGTTGCAAAGAGGCGTGGAACAAGTGGGAGCATTTCTGGGAAGGGATTGGTGAGGATATCTATGATTTCCTGCATCACTCCACGCCTGAGAAAGGCCCGCTGAAAGATGATGATGAATGGGGCGCGGACTTCATGGAAAACTTCATCAATGCGGCAGCAAGCAAAGAGGATGAGCTTATCAGCACAGTCGAAGGCATTGCAACAGATGTTGAGGGCGCAATGCAGATTGACCTGTCTGAGATCAAGGTGCCGGATGTTGACGATGATGCGCTGAAAGTGCCCGTGCAGATGGTGCCGGAGTTTGATGCGGATGCAATTGAGCCTGTGAAAATCCAAACAGAGATTGACCCTGAAATTGACTTTTCACTCGACCGCGTGACACGAGGCGCAAAGATTGACGAGCAGGTGACGCAGATCGTGATGTTTGACAGCGATGCAATGGAAAAACTCGACGCAATCCTCGGCGCTGTTGAACGTGGACAAGTCCTGACGCTGGACAGTGACAAACTGATCGGCGGAACGGCAGACAAGTACAACAGCACATTCGGCGAAATGCAAATACTAAGTGAAAGGAGCGTGCAGTAATGAGGTATCTGAAAATCGGCAATTGGTCTTCTGCCGTCCATGACTGGACGCTCTGCAAATTTGAAATTTCCGCACCGCAGTACCGACGCAGCACTGTGACCGTGCCGGGGCGTGACGGCGAGATCGACCTATCCGATGCGCTGACCGGCGCGGTGCAGTATACTATGCGCAAGATTACGGCGCGGCTGGAAAACTCCTGCGGCACGCGAATGCAGCGCGAACACTGGATTTATCATCTTGTCAACACGTTCGACGGCACAGAGCAGGAAATCGAAATGCCGGATGATCCGAGCCGGTATATGCGTGGGCGGCTGCGTGTTGCGGTGCAGTATAATGACAACGCACATGCTGCCGTGCAGATCACGGCAGATGTTGAACCGTGGAAATACCGGCGTGAAAAAACAAGCCACTATTTTGAAACGGAAAGCACTGAATCAGCCGAGCTGACAGTTTACAATGCAGGCAGAAAAACGGTCATTCCGGAGTTTAATGTCCGTGTGATATTGCCTGGCGACACGCTGTATATCGGTACACACGCTGTCACAGCGACGGGAAAATATCAGTTTCCGGATATTACATTTGCACACGGCGACAATGCGTTTACTGTTGCGGGGCGTGCCGGCTTTTTTGTCGGATTTACTGAGGGGGTGCTGTGACTGTGATGGAGCTGTATGTAGGTGACACATGGTATCCGAATGACATTCTGACAAAATGCATCACCACGGAAAAACTGAACTGCGCCGGCTCGCTTGAATTTGGCGTGACGAGTAATTTCGCGCCGATTCTGGAGGACAAAACAATCATCACGCTGACAGACTGCGACGAAACTGTTTTTCGCGGGCGGGTTCTGTCCACAGCCAGAAAGACGATCGGCGAAATGGCAGTTGTCAGCGAGGGCGAGCTATCATTCTTCAATGATTCAATGGCAGTCGGTTCGTTTCGCGGTGAAATCGAGGACGTTATCAGCAATCTGATTACGCTTCACAACAGCCGCACAGATACTTGGCAACATATTGCGGAAGGCGATCTCAATTCTTCCGGTACAGAATTCATTGTTGGTGAATCCGGCAAGCGTGTGCGCATAATGGAACTTCTGCAAAGCGCAGTATCAATGGAGCCTGACGGGTTCCTGTTCTTTGAAAACGGCGAATTGAATTATGATGCAATCAGCTCGCCGCGATATATGAACCAGCAGAAAATCGTATTCGGCGAAAACCTGATATCGTTACGTCGCGAACGACGCTTTGACGATATCGTCACACGTGTCTATGCCTACGGCACAACGCAGGAGGGCGAACATATTAAACTTGACAATCCTGTGGATGCTGATCCTGATGCAATTGCACGCTATGGCATCATCGCAAAACGCATTGACGTAAACGCCGATACGACCGCAGAGCTGACACAGCTTGCACGTTCCGCACTCTGCACACAGCACTCTGAAAGCATCGAAATCGAAGCGTTTGACCGGCACTGGATTGACAAATCCATTCCTCGCTTCCGGCCGCGTGCGGTGGTAGTCAAATCACCGCCGGACGGATTTACCGGTACAGTCATAATCCGCGAGGTTCGGCAGGATTGGCTGAACCCCGGCAAGAACACCATCAAAATCGGCACGACGCGAAAGATTGTGTGAGGTGAGTTTCATGTACGAGCTGGAATGTACCGTCAGAAACCGCAGGATTACAGTATCCGGTTCGCCCCTGATCGTCTGCGGCAATTCCGATTACACACTGAATGTTGACTTCGACAACGAATGGGACGGCATCGAACATATCACGGCGCAGTTTCAGTATTTGCGGGACGGGCAGCCGGTCACGGAGAATGCACCGGTCACAAACGGAACCTGCCGGATTCCGGTTCTCCGCGGCACATGGGAGGTTCTGGTCGGGATTTCGGGCGGCAATATCCGGACGGCGGCACCGGCACGAATCCTGTGCATTCCGTGCGTCACCGATCTGTGCGGAACGGAGAAGCAGCCCGTTCGTGATCTATACAATGAAGCTATGGAGGCGATTGCAAATGCCTGACATTGAAGTGATTGTGCGTGACAAGCTCGCGCAGGTGCAGGGAAATCCTGCAATTGTATGCGGCAATTCCGATTACACGATGACCTTTGATTTTGACGAAGAATGGGAAGCATACGAATACAAAACGGCGCGGTTCTGTTTTCTGGAAAACGGCATTCCGCGTTATTATGATGTGCTGTTTTCCGGCGATACAGTCAGCGTGCCGGCGGTCTGGAATACATGTGAAATTTTGACTGGCGTGTATGCTGGCGATATCCACACGACAACGCCTGCCGCGATTCCGTGTGTGCCGTGCATCACAGAAGATGAGCCGGTGCATCCCGATCCGCCGCCGGACGTGTATGAGCAATTGCTGGAGGCGATCGAATCAATGGAATCGGGCAGCGTTTCGCCGTTGCTGACATCACTCCGTGAAATCGTGAGCTATGGAAATTCGCCGGAGATCATGGACGTTTTCCGTCCGCCTGTTAATTCCGGAAGCTAAAAAGGGAGGTATTCATATGGCAATCACAAGAACAGACAGTTTGCAGGATTGGGCAGCAATAATCGCATGGATGCAGGCGAACCTTGTGCCGAATTTCCTGCTGATGGTGCAGGTTGATCAGGAGGACAGCACGCTGCTCAATTGCTACGGGCTGAGCGGTCAGAAACTGCTTGCTTTGAAAATGGGCGGTTCAAAAGCCCTCGCATCTGTTAGTATTTATCATTCGGATAGCAGCGTTACAGACCTTACACCGACACAAACAGGAAACACATTTCGCTGGGCGGCTGCCTGCAAAAACGGTGCGATGATGCGGTTCAGCTATAAAAATGACGGGCAGAGCGTGTCAGGCTCATATACATTTGCATTGCTGTTTACGAAAAACAATCGCGGAAAATCTGCGGTAGTGGTCACGAAACCGGCAAATGAAACGCCGGTTCAGTCCATGACCGGCGGCGTATATGTTGCGGCAGAAGGCGACAACCCCACAGATGTGAAA